CGTATCTGTAATAATAACCACAGCGTCACCCCCTAATAATAAAAATGAGTTTTGAAACTGATATCGCATATGCCAGAACCGTAGTCCAAAGTGAATTCATTATCACCTGGCATTAAATCCAGGTAAGCGTGATTCGTATTGGCATATACTGACTTGTCATCAACTGTAGCTTTAACGCCATATAACAGGATTGGATGTCCCCGGGTAAACGGCCCTTTAATCGTCCACTTCTGATTGGTCGTCACATTAGTTAATGTAATATTAGCCGCATTCGTGTCAATGGTGATCAATACTGGATGCTCTTCTGCCCGCAGCGGTATTGTGCTACCGTTCCACACCGTGAATTTTTCCTGGTTTGAAAATTGAAATTTAGGATAGTTAGTCGTACTAACACCGTAGCCGAACGCATTTAAAAAACCGTCATCCAAAGTGGATAAGACGGTTTCAGCTGCACTGTCAGCACAAGTCAGATTAATTGTAATTGGTTGGCTAAACCAAAAATTAGATAGTCGCTGAAAGTCATATGCTTCTGGAACTACTTTCCAACGTAACCAAGGAATACGCGAATTAATCACATAGAATTCTTCATAGCCGGCGAATACTTTCAGCATTAATTGACGCAATAATTCATAGTCATAAACGTCATGACCACGCGCCTGTACGACCAACGGAATCGTTGATTGTTGCACCTGCACATCGGTGGCCACCGCACTGTATTGGCTCATTTGAGTCCAAGTATACTGATAGTTGGGGCCAGGTGGGTCAAATGAAATTACACGTAGGCCTAATTCGTCTAGATCATAAGTAGTGCCATCTAACCGCTGAATAATAATTGATGCCATTAATGGAGCCCCTCTTTCTTAGCTGCAATCGTGATATCACGCTGCTGCATTAACTTCGCCTTCGGATAAACGACACTGGCCAACGTTTGACCATCAGCCACAAAGTTGATAGTGGTGCTGCCAGATGTTCCAGAACCGCTATTACTAACGGCTGCCTTAGCAGCCTGAACTGGCTGTGACCAGCTCATCCCTGTGTGTAACGTCTGTGCATGCTGCTTAACAGCTCCCATTACTTTGGCGGCTTTCGCCATAATGCCATTGGGTGCCTTCTTGACACGTTCAGTAATCACCTCGGCAATTAATCGGTCTGCCGATGGACGTGCTGGATTAATGGCTACTTCTGGTTCACCTGGTACTTCGTTAAAGATGTTCAGTGCACCTGGTTCCCCCCAACCACCATTGGCGTAATTGTGATGCTTTTTCCAATAGCTAACCGCATTCGAAATGCCGCCATAACGTTCTTTGACATAGCTTTGCATCCACTTCAGCTGGGTAATTGGATTATCATGCCAGTCATTCCCAGCGCTTGCCATTTTGCTACCTGGCAAAGATTGAGGAATCCCAAAAGCTGGTGATGATGGGTTCTGAGCGTGTACGTTCCAGCCCGATTCCCGTGTAATGATGTAGTTGTAAAGGTCATATTGGCTTTCCGGAATACCGGCTTGCTTCAACCAATTTTTATGTGATCCTGTTGGTGCCGCGCTACCACTGACACTTTCGTCAACTTCAGTTAAGGGTTCCAAATGTTTCTTAATCCACGCAAACATGTTGGCACCCAGCTCTTGCTTTACAAATGCTTCTAGCGTCTTATCAGACTTTTGCTGCTTGGTCTTAGTCGTATCATCCTTAATGCCTTGTACACGACCATACAGTGGCGTGCCTGGGAACGATGATACGTAGCTCATTCCGATATTGGGATTACTATCTGGTGACATTGCTGACCAGTACTTTCCGTGGCCAGCGTAAACGCCGATATGCTCGCTGTTACCAATCAAGTCCCCTTGCTTCAAATCACCTTTACTAATGCGGCTGGCCCTAGCAATTTGGGCGCCAGAAACACGCGGATAGAGGATATTAAATGCCTTTTTCAAGCTATACATAACCAATCCGGAACAATCAAATGAGTCTGGCCCAGTAGCACCCCAAACATATGGTTTGCCTTTCCCATAACGCTCTACGGCTTCTAGTAATCCACTAGCGCCATCGCCGGCACCAATCGCATCATTGATTACAGACCAAACCGCTGACCACCATTTATGGCCCTGTTCTTTAGTCTGCTTATCAAATACGTTTTCAAATCCGTTTTGTACATCACCTTTAATACTTGGCTTATTGCCAAATAATGAATCGAATGACTTGGTAATATTACCAGTTAATTTCTGCGCAAGGTCAATCAAGTCTTGATAGCTGCCAGTGATGCCTTTGAATAGGCTTGAGTCTAAAATACCAGTTCCTGAAGCAAAGTAATGCATCTGTTTCATCATGCGGTTCTCGCTGGCATTTAGTACCCCATCACCCGGTTGCAATACTGTGGTGACGTTTCTACCAACTGGCTCATACGTGGAACCGTCAGCACGTACCACACGCTCAACGTTACCAGTCTGTGGACTATCATTACCATCATTCAGCATTGCAACAGTTGATTTAGTCAGCCGGCCGGCACTCAACAACCCAGTACCAGCTGCAAATTTGATTGTTTTAATCGTACTTGTGGATCCACCAAATTTCCCTAAAACGTAATCGATACCGCTAATCCCTTTGTTCAGGTAACCAATCACTTTAGACAACGGCTTATAGGCTAAATCAGGCAGCTTATTAAATGCCTTGCTAAATTCATCTGTCACGCTATTTAGCCAGCTACGTTCTGACTTGAGATAGGCGGCTTCAAAGCTATCCTGAATGTCGCGCATGGTACTGCTATGGGTCTTAGACGCCTTATCCATTCGACTATTTGCACGATCTAAATCGTTATAGGCATCAGACCACAAGTCCTTCCAATCGTGCTCAAATGACGTTTTAAAGGACTTTAAATCATTCTTGATTGTCTTGATCATCGAACTAAAGGTACCGACAAAACCGGTATTCTTTTTGCCCATTGCATCATTGGCATCATCCATCTGATTCTGTAACACTTTACCGATATTGGTTTTCTTGAGCGTTCCTTGTAAATCTTTAAAATCGTTACTCAACTTTAGAATTGGGTCATTCTTGCCGCTAATTTTCTTTGAAAAAGAGTCTAACGTTCTAAACGCAGAATCCAATGTTTTCAGTGGTTTAGCTAAACCGCCCCATGTCTTGGTGGCCGTCTTCACTTCGCCATTCATTTTTTTGAGTTCTTTGCTAGGGTTATTGTCTTTAAGCTGCTTGGTTAAGCTCTTAAACTTTTTGCCTAAGTCGTCCTTATCCATCTCTTTAGCTAATCCTTTAATGCCAGATGTTAGTGGCTTAAATGGGTCGCCTTTAGAATATTGCTTCAAGAATTTGGTGAGTGAATTAAATGCCGTACCAACTGTTTTGACCGGCTTAGCAAAGTTCTTCCATTTCTTGGTATCCTTATCGACAGAATTAGTCAACGAATGCAATTGGTCTTTGACCTTGCTATCCTTGATCTGACTACCTAATGACTTCAAATTCTTACCGATTTTCTGATTCTTCAGCGTTTTGTCAAGCTTAGGCAAATCACGATTGAGGGCATCAAACGCATCATTTTTGTTCATCGATTTGGAGAATGATGCCAAGGCCTTAAAGGCATCACCAATTTTTTTAATTGGTTTGGCTGTGTCGCCCCATCCTTTGGTTGAGGATTTAAGTCGCTTACCGATTTTATTTAACTCACTAGATGGATCATTCTTCTTAAGAAATGACTTAAGGTCCTTTAAAGCATCCTCATACTTTTTCATTGCTGGAATCATGTCTTTGACATTCTTGATGTCGGTCTTCGAAACATGAACCACTGCAACATCTTCAATGGCTTCTTTAGTGGTTGTCTTCTTTTTCTTCTTGGTGCTATCAGATGCCTTGGTAATACGTTTGGCCGAGCGTTCGGCTGCTGCGGCTAATTTATCGTAGTGATCAATTTCCTCTTGCGTCTTCTTCGACCCTGGTCCAAACGTAGCATTCTTCCGCAGCTTATCGGCCGTATCCTTATACTTCGTTGCAAGATCGTCATAATATTTCTTAGTACCTTTTTTGGCTGTAACTGGCGGGTTCCAAAAATCTTTAGAGCCTTTGGCAATTGATTTTCCTAATACCGCACCAATTTCAGCACCAATAGCCGCACCGGCTGGGCCGCCTAAATAAAGTCCAATCCCTACACCTAACAAACGGCCAATACCCGAGCCGGCAGACTGTGTTCTAACCGAGGCACTCTTTGATGTAAATGCCTTAGTGAAATCCAGGCCGGCCATTACGGCCTCACCTGCAACTGCCATTACGCCAAAGGCTACTTTACCAGCTCTAGCAAATTTGGATTGCCCAGTTTTGTTCGTCATTGGGTCCGTATTAGGCTCAATCGGCACCTGCACAGGTTTCAATTTACCTGAAATCTTCGTACCAATATCACTAAGGATACCTGATGTTTTGCCTTCTTTATCACCTAATCCACGTAGGATTTTTGTACTTCGATACAGCGCATCTACCGATTTGGCCATGCCACTAATGCCACTGGCGATTCCAAAAAACTTAGAAGCTACCCAATAGGTGCCCCACATTTTACCAATGGTTTCGATGGCATCTTTATGACTAGCAATGGATTTAAGTGCATCAGCCACGCTATGCATGGCATCCCCATCACTAGCCTTATGACCAGTTAATAAATTGAATCCGCCGGCAATTACTTTAATGGCACCCGCAGCGCCTTCCCAGCCGCCGCTGCCTAGCGATTTAGTAATCGAGGCAATGCTGCTAGCCGAAGTTTTAATGTCTTTAGCATGATCACCTACCCAGTTGAAGGTTGCACGCATCCCATTGCTAAACTTATCAACGCCTTTATCTAAATAATCGTCTAAACTGCCATGCATATTAAACGCATCTTTGATGGCATCTACCATATATTCAGAGCTTTTTGAGATTTTGACGCTTTCTTTTTTAAACAAGGCTTCAGTATCCGAATCACTGAACCAACCGGCCAATCCCTTCATAATCGGGTTAACTTCTTTGTCCAAGAATGGTGCCGTTATGTCGCCTAGTAATCGTGGTACTGCACCCTTCATTGTGCGGACTAATCCATCAAAGGTCTGGCTAAACGTGACAGACGCATTAGAATACTTCTTCTGCATGTTCAGCAACACGGTGTCCATTGTTGCGCTAGAAATCTTACCAGCGGACATCATGTCGTTCAGTTGACTCATGGTCATATTATGATGACCAGTTTGAGCTCGTTCCGTATCAAGCAGTTCGGTACGAATCTTAGGAAATACATTGACGAAGGACATCATGTCCATAGCCTGTACCTTACCATTAGCCTGCATCTGACCCCATTGAGTAGCAAAGCCCTTAACGGCATCATCCGTTTGTCCAAAGGCATCTTGCAAGGTCAGCATGGCTGTGGTTAGCTCTTTGGTTTTGCCAGCACTGTTGGTAACTGAATACATTTTTGCATTTAAATCTTGCACCATATCAACACTGTTGTTGGCTGCCGCGGCCATTTTAAGCGTCATATCAGTCATCTTTTGACCTTCGCTAGCAGAACCCGTTAAGGTCTTCCAGGTCGCCTGTAATGTCTGCAACTCACGATCATAATTAAGTGCTGCGGCACCAGCGGCTTTAATTCCGTTGGCCATCAGACTAAGGCCGCTGCTAACCGCATTGCCAGCTAATGTCCCGAGAAACGATCCAGCAAAAACGCCTTTCAACCGTTGCCCGCGCTCTTTGAGATCACTTAATTGTTCTCTGGCGTTCTTCATACGGCCACTGAACTCTTTCAGATCAGCAATGATGCGCACAGATACCGGTTTTTTGATTTTCTTTTTGTCGTCTTCAGCCTTCCTGGTCTTACGATCAATATCGGTATCGTCGCCCTCAATT